CAACCCAGCGAGCGCCGGAGGGGACAGTGACAGTGATGCCGCTATTGACGGTGATCGGGCCAACAGACATTGCGTTAAAGCCAGTGCTGAGAGTATAGTTTGTTGTGACAATCTGGCCGTTCTCCACGAACACCTGGTCAGCGCCGCCGCCAGTTGCGCCGCCGCCCAGGGCACCCCAAGCTGTTGCGCCGTAGCCTTCAAACTTGCCGGTCGTGGTGTTGTAGCGCACCATGCCGGTGACGGCGGTAGGGCGTTGGCCGGTGGTGCCTACGTTGAGCTTGGCGGCACCTGTACTTGTGAAATTTACTTGGCCTGAAAAAGTAACCGTACCAGTGGCCGACAGTGTGGTGAACGCGCCGGTGTTGGGTGTGACGTCGCCAATAGGTGGTGGGGCACCAAAAGAATTGATGTCCAAGGGGATGGCGATGTTGTCTACGGTGTAGAGCAACACCTCCGCAGCGGTCTTGACCACAAACTTGTAGCTGGTGGTGTTGAGCAACCAGATGTTGGCTTGGCCAAGCGAGTCCAAGATGATCGGGTTGGTGTTGGGCGTAGCAGCGGTGTAGTCGGTGTACGTAGCGATAGGTGTTGAAGTACCGCCCGCGTAGGTGTAGATTTTGCCGCCGACAAGAGGCAAGCCATCCGATCCGAAGATTTGCTGTTTGGGTGAGGGGGTTAAGCCAGCCATGTGTTTACCTCAAGTTTGTTATTCACGTTCAAATCCACGAACGTCAATTTTCGGGAATGGGGTTAAAGCGTTCTTGGTTTCACCGCCTGCTAGTTTATTGCGAAAGGCTTCACGGGTTTTTGGGCCTTGTTGCTTGCCGGACAGGTCAGGGCGGGCGTTTCGCAGATTATCTTCCAGCGTGGTGAGCAAGTCGAGCATCTGGTCGCGCTTGACGTTAGCGTCAAATTTGGTTTGCTCGTTGGCTGCACGTTTGGCAATCTCGTCAAACATCAATGCCTTTTGACGGGCCTTGGCGTAGGCTTCTGCAACCCACTCACGATCCATCATTTTTTGGGCGATGGCTTTGTCTGTGAGCGCTTTGAACCCTGGCGCCTGATCAATCAAATTCAAATTCGCTTTGGTTTTGTCCCAAGCAATCTTTTCAGTTGCTGTCAGATCAAACGCCTTAGATACGCCGCGCTCAAAAGTAGTCTCACCTTCTTTAGGTGTGATCTTGTAGTAAGGTTTTGCGCCACTCTTAGGCGTAACCAGCGTGGTTTTATAGCTTGTGCTGGTTTCAGGTACGACTTGGCCGGTCAACTTCTGTATGGCGCTTTCCAGCGATGTAGGCGCGCCGATGATATTTACTTGACGCGCTGCCGGTGTTTCTGGCACCAAATTGCCAGCAGCGTCAAACATTAGATTTTCGCCGCCAAGTCGTCCACGAACAGGCTTGCGGGCAGCGGCTTCAGCAGCGGCTTGCTGCGCCTCAGCTTGCTGGCCCAAAGTGCGAGACATATTCCCACGTCGGACATCTTCAGCACGTAAAGCGTTGATGGTGCCTTCTGCGCTAGGTGCAGCCAATTGAGGTGGCGTGGGTTGTACGCTTGTTCTGACTTCAGGCCCTGGGCGGGTCATTATGAAGTTAGGACGGCTGAACGCTTGCGCGGCGGTGATTGGTGAGCCGTCTTGGGTGTAGCCCACAATCTCATTTGGTTGCACCAGTGCATTACTTTGGTCATAAGGCACAACAGCGCGGTTTTGCGGAATAGGCGCAGCGGCTGCGGCAAGTTGGTTGGTAGGAATGCGGAAGTCTTGCAGTTTTAAACCGGCTTGATATTTAGGCGACGCCATGCGGTTCGCGGCAGCAGCGCCGCCTAACTCACCCAAACCTCCACCCAGCAAACCGCCCACAATTGATCCGGTTAAACCAAATTGTGAGCCAACCAAAGCGCCGCCGCCGCCTGCCAAGCCAGAACGGCTAAGGCGAGGCAGGTCATAAAACTTAGATGCGGCGGTGGTTGTGAACACATCAGGAAAGTTACCCGCAATCTTGCCAAGGGATGCAATGTCGCCGGTCAGCGCGCTATCTTTAGCTGTCATGCGAGCCAACTTAGACACGTCTACCATGCCGGTGTTGAAGTCAGTTGCGCCTTCATACGCATACGTGCGGGCCATCTTTTGACGCGCATCTCGGTATTCGCCTAGTAATTTTGGATTGAAAATGCTATTGTCAATCATTGACTCTAGCTCGGTTGCAATTTTTAAATTAGTGTCAGCGATATCTAACGCTTCAGTAGTTGCAGACTTATTGTTGTACGTTTTGCGCGCGCGTTCCCGCAAAACACTAATGTTTTTTAGCAATGCCTCGCCGGTTAAACCAGTTTGTGTTTTAGCGATTGCGTCGTCAACAATTTTGCTAATTGCAGGCGCGTATTCTTTAGCGCCAATGACGTTTAAATCCGTACGAATATCTTCTAGCCGCTGAATCATTGCGTCATCAGCTTGTTGAATAGGCAACTTTTTAACTTGTTCGTAAGGGTCAGCTAATTGTGCGCGGGCTTTGCTAAACGCGGCGCGACCATTAAGTTGCGTGGTTGCGTCAAGGCCCATTTCGTTTTTTGCAATTTCAGTAACGCGGGGCTTGTTGGCCAACGCCAAGGCTTCAGGGCCACGAGGGCCAGCGGCAGCAGACAAAAACCGTGTTGAAACTGAAGGATCAATGTCCGCAGGGTTAAGCGCAATTTTCAAGCGTTGAGCTTCTGCCGCAGCATCAATTTGCGGGCCTTTGGCGTAGGATTCGGCTGACCGACGCTCGCGTTTGGCTTGACGTGCGGGTTCAAACGGCAATTGAACGCCAGTTTTGATTTGTTGAACGACCGGCGCAACCGCTTGCTTAACTGCTTTAGCTACTGGCGGCACCACTTTTGGCGCGGCCAGCGTTGCGGTAGCAAGGTAACTTTCAACGTCTGCTTGTGGCAAGCCGGTGTTTTCAGAAATCCACTTGGCACCTTTTTGAAAGTTTTGGCCAATAAAGTCCATGACCTGACGGCCAGCTTCTTGCTGGTACTCAGGCGTGTCGGTTACACCAAAGGCTTTGCCAAACGGTTTGTCAACAGCGCCCACAAGGTTTTGCGTGATGGCTTGCGCTTCGTCTGGCGACCGACCCACACGCGCAAACGGGTATGCAAGGTATTGCACAGCACCAGGAATGACGTTGCCTACAGTCACGTCAGCCAAAGACGCGGCAGACCGGCCAAACTGCGTCAACGCGCTTGGCGACTTACGTTGGCCAGGCATTCCGGTTGATGCAGTCATATCTGCCCCGCCGTATTTTTTGGCCAGCGCATCGTAGTCAATAACGGGCGCAGCATCCGCGCCGCCGTATTGTTTGGCAAGTGCGTCGTAATCCATTATTTAATCCCTGCGGCTTTTTTAAACTGATTGGCCGCTTCCGCGTTGGGAAAGGTCTTAATACGTCCATCAGGCAGCGTGACTGAATTACCCGCAGGCGCAGGCGCTGAACGACTTTGGCCAGGGATTTGGTCTACCACGTTGGTGCCGTATTTTTTAAGTGTAGGGCTGTCAAACAAAGATTTACTACCTGGCCCAGCAAACCAAGCGTCTTCTGCACCTTCAAGCGTCTTACTCTTTTCACGCCAGTTAGCGTAGAAGTTGCGTTGTTCAACGTCGCGCTGAAGTTGTGCTTTGGCTACGTTAAGCACAAATTTGTTAGCTTCTTTGGTGTTGCCCAATTGAGCGCCGGTCGCAGTGATACGCTGGGCATCTGATTCTGTCTGCGGGCCTTTTTGTTCCAACTGGCGTTGCAACACCGCAGCGTTTGCGTTAGCCAAAAATGTTTGCGCGTCAGTAGCGTAGTTTGCTGCATCTTTAACGCCAAGCGCGGCCAATACTTTAGCTCCGGCGGCAACAGTTTCAGTTGCAAACCCAGTGTCAAAACCTTTATCTAGGATTGCAAGGTTGCTTTCAATTGCAGGCAATGAACGCGCGGCAACTGATGCTTGCATTTTTACATTTTCAAAGTCTTTAACCAAAAGTTTTCCGTAATCCTGCGCCTCTGCTTTTTCTTGCACGTTAGAAATATTTGCCGCGCCAGCACTAGCAATTTGTTTCTTTTGTTCAAACACATTGGCAGGCAACGGCACATCGGCGTATGTACCCACAGATACAGGCTTACCACCAAGACCAGGTGTTTGGAACATTTGCGTTTGACCGCCTTGGTTAACAGTAGTAGTACTTGGCTTGTTCAACTCCATGAACTTTTCAGTGCCAAGTTTAGAGCCGTTAATTAAATCAGCAAAGGCTTGCGGGCCTTTAGCAACTGCGGCTTCAATTTGAGCGCGCGATTGGTCTACGTTTACGCCTCGCGCTTTTAGCGCAGGGCCAATTATTGGGTCTGCATGATTGGCTTCATGCCATTGCAAATATTTTGCGGGCGCGCTTGGGTCGGCAGGATCAAGCGTGTCTAAAAATTGACGCGATTGTTTTAGCTTTGCGTCAAGCAATTCAGATTGACTTTTAGCTAAAGCAACAGGCTGCGCGGTTACTTTACCTTGCACTTCTTGAAGCAACGCCGCTTCTTTGTCTAGTTCAGTCAGCGATTTTTCAATTCCAGGTAATTTAGAGCCAAAGCCACCTCTAGCCAAAGATTCACGAAGCAAGTTACGGTCTATCTTTCCTGTTTTAGGATCATATGATTTTGCGTATGCTTCGTTTAAAGCATTTACCGACTCTTGCTCTCGTTGAGCAGTTGCCAATTGGTATTGCGCTAACGCATTTTGGTTTTGCGCGTTTTGAATGTTTGAAAATTGACCAAACCGTGCTACTGGATCGGTTATTTGAATTGGCTGAACACCAAGGGAAATTCTAGGATCAATAGGCATAATTAAATCCTTAAGTTAAGTAGGGCGGCCAGCTGAGTCATACAACGGAATCCCCTTGCCGCCTCCTAGCGCGCTCAAATAATTTTGTCCTTGGCTGTAATTCAAGTATGTATTCAAACCGCCCGTTAAAGCGTTTGCGCTGCCGACATACCCTGATGCTCTTGCCGCCGCGCCGCTGCCAATAGCTTCACCGACATTTGAAGCCATTTGTTGCCCTGCTTGGCTAACTTGTTGGCCTGTACTTTGACCCATGCCTGCCAACGATTGCAAAGGTTGCAAACGAGCGGTACGCTCGGCCTGATAACGGTTAAAAGCGTTGGTGTATTCTTGGCTACCCATTTCTTGGCCGAATCGCGTAAGCGCCTTGCCAGTGCCGCCAGACAACAAACCGCCGCGCGCCGCAGCAGATCGTTCCAAGGCTTTTGTGCCTTCGCTCAATCGGAAAGCATATCCCGGATCGGCTTGAAACTTACCCATAGTAAACGGTTCGTATTTTGATGCGGAAACCAGTTCTGGTAACGCATTGACGCCTACGTCGTAGAAAGGTTTTTGACGTCTGACTGTGTCTTGGTATTGTTCGTATTGCAAGTCCGCAGCGCGGTCAGACGCGCCCGCCATTGCGCTAGCAGACCTATTTGCGGCGCTTGCGCCTATGAGTGAACTGCCTACTACAGCTCCTGCGACCCAAAAAGTCATGTTAGCTCCTTAACTTTTACTTGGTTGCCGATGCCATACATACTGTTAGGCTCATCTTCAACAAGTTCTTCTTCTGCTGCTTCTACATCTGTAGATTCAGTTCTGTGAAACGTCATGCACAGCGCATCTGTCTCCGCGTACACCGCGCGTTTGGTGCCAGGTTTACTGCAAAGCAAATGCGGCCCTGTTACAAGTTGCACCCCGTCGTCGGTAGTGATTGCTACTGTGCCCGACACTATCAAATAAAAATGTTCTTTTTTGTGAACCTTACCAACCACCAAAACGCCAGCAGGGCGAAAAACTTTACGACAGTACATACCGCCGTGGAACACATGTTCAGTTTCAGGTTGGTAAGGCTCAAAAGCCATCAAAGCATCTTGCAACGCTTGGACTTTACCCCGCATTAAATCAGAAGCTATTACATCGTTCACGATACTTCCCTTCCGCTGACGCGCATGTTGATGGCGCTGGCTGTGCCTGCAATTGTCGAGATAAACCCGCCGGATGGCAAGATGTGGCCAACAAGCTCAGGAAAAATGTACGTTTCAGACGCGGCCAAGGATTTGGCCTTGACGATCAAATTGTCGTTGCTAGCGGTGCCGGTGGCGGTGATCAAGTTAACGCTGATGGTGGCCGATGAACCGCTGTAGTTGGTGGCTGTGAACTTGTCAATGATTGTCGTCACGCCATTGGCAGTGTATTGCGTCGTCTGAGTCGCCTCAACGGTTTTGGCTGGAACTAGATTTTTGGCGGTTACAGTCATTGAAGCACCTTTTACAAAACAACCCAGCGGGAACCTGACGAAACTGTCACTGTCTGACCGCTAGCAATGGTGATCGGCCCAGCCGACATGCCTGAATTTCCAGTGGCTATAGTGTAACTCGTTGAAACGGTTTTGCTGTTGACGTAAATTCCGTTGCCCGCGTTAAATTGTTGGGCTAAGAATTCGCCCGTAGAAGGCTTGTACAGCAACTTGGCGTTGCTGGTGTAAATTGTGGTTGGTGTACCTGTTATGGCGTCGGCAAACAACGGGAAGACGTTGGTGGCCGTGGCGGTGTCATTACTAAGCGCCGCGCCTGATATTACCGTGGCCCATGCGCCGTCCCCCCGCCAATAGGTTGTGGCCGACGCGCCGGTGCCGCTGTTCAGATTGGTGACCGGTAGATTGCCAGTGACTTGAGTGGTCAAGCTCACGTTACTCAGTGTGCCGCCCAACGTGATCGTGCCAGAAGTCGTAATGGTGCCGCCGGTCAGGGTAATTCCGTTGACTGTTCCCGCAGTACCCACTGACGTAACCGTACCTGTACCGCCGCTAGATGGCACAAACGGCGGCGCAAGTTGCAGGTCATCCAAAGATGTCTGGTTGTTGCCGCCGCCGGTCAACGTAAACAAGTTTAGAAAGAACCGGTACCACTCACGCGACATCAACCCCGTGCGGGGGTCGATAAACTCGACCCGCGACGAAGGTAGGTTCGTTATATTGAGTTGTTCAGGCATTGGTCGGGCTCAGAATCAATTCAGCGCCCATAATGGCGACCTTTACAGGATCGGTGCCAGACACTTCATAAACCCTGTCCCGTAACTTGAGCGTCATGCCAAGCCGCCGCCAGAAGACGCGCTGATAGTACGCCCCGATCTTGCCCATCGGTGACCAATGCTCATTGCTCCAAGTATGGCCGCCATCATCAGACCAGCGCAACATGACTTGGGGATCGTCGCCTTGGCCAGTAACCAACCCAGTACCTGATTCGCAATTTAACTGCAAACTGTGGTGCGCGGTGCGCTTGAGGTTGTTTTGACCGCTAGGCAGGGCTCGCCATGAGCGCAGCCATTTTTGAGGCTCGTCATAGTCATCGTAGACATCCAACGTCATCTGGTAAATGTTGCCATTCTCAAAGTCGCCCACAATGGTGTTGCCACCAAAGTTGCACTGACAATTGGATCGGTGACGGGTAAATTCTCCGTTGTCCCAGCCAGCACGTTCGTGCCATGCTTGGGTAGCCACATCAAACACCCACGTGGCGTTGCCGGCGGGAAACGTCAGGACGTAAAAAGCATGGCCTTCTTGCTGGTAGGTGTAGGCCACCGCGTCTGAAATATTGCCGTATTGAGCAATTGCATACTCAATGGCGTGGGTAGATATGCGTTGACCAGTGTAGCCATTGGCCCTGTAGACGATGCCTTGGCCACGGGCATCGGTGCCCAGCCAGAACAGGCCGTTGTCGAGCTTGGCCACAGAGAACGCAGCCACGCAACCAATTTCGTTGAACGCGCCTTGAATGCGGGTCAGCGGGAAGTCAGCCAAGCCAGCGTCGTACCAAACTTCAACAGAATCGGTACCAAACAACCAGGCTTCACGGTGGTCTACGATGAGCGCTACCAAACCGTCGGGTGAGCCTTCAGAGCTAGCAAAATCTAACGGATCAACCGACAGGCCGTCCAACAGCGAGGTCACCCACACTTTTTGGCTGTCTGGCTCATTGAACACAAAATAGCCGTCTAGATAGCCTACAGTCACCGCGCCAGGGAAATCTGGGTCAGTAATCTGGGCAAACACGTTGGTGACTTCGTTGTAGATATAGCTGTCAGGATTGCAAGCAAAGAATATCTGGGTGCCGTTGTCAGCAATGGACACGGGGCCAGTGCCGGTCACGGTGCCAAGCAAAGTAGGCACGGCGGTCATGCCCGTAACTTTATAGACTTCCAAACCTGACACCACATAAAAGTCAGACCCGTTGGTCTGATGTGCCCAAAGCGCTCTGATTGGGCCTGTGCCGATTGTTTGCAAAAAATCCAACCCAGGGCAGCGCGTTAGAAAAGCCGCCGTCTGACCGTTGTCTGGCGTGGCCTCGGGGTACAGGTTCACCATGCGATTGTTGGCAGCGTTGATGCTGCGAGCAACATAGCTTGCACCAAGAATCGGCGTTTGCATCAGTAATTACCGGCGTAAATGTTGAACCGCTGACGTGAGGACACAATGGCGTAAGGCATGGACATGATGTCGTCAGGATTGTTGATGCGCTTGAGATTGCGCTTGGACGTCATTGCAATCCGTTGCACTTGTGGGCTTGGCTCAACGCCAAATTCAGGTGCAATTTCCATTGCCAAATTGTAGACAAACGCCCGCAAATAGCCTGGTGGGAACAGGATGTTGGTCACCAAAGTGGCGGGCTGACTCAATTCCTCAACCGAAATAAAGTGCCATTCCAAGTCCCGTGTAGGCTGCGGGTAAACGGTCATCGTAACGTCGGGGTAGGTCATGTTGACAAAAATGACCTGCGGGTACGTTGATGTGACGGTCTTAACCGCAATACCGTCGTATTGCTGTTGATTGATAAATTTGATGCCATAAGACACATTGGTGCCCGCATCGCGGTAGTAGGTGGCGTCATCCAGCAATACTGGCCGGTTACCTACAAAATTACCTGACGGGCCAAGAGTGCGCGTAATTTGACCCGCAGGCCAAGTAAACGTCTGATCTTGAGTGCTAAAAACAGCTAGGCGCTCAGTGTTCCATGAATCAATCATTTGATTCAACGCCATTAGCGAATCTTGAGACACGGACGCGGAAGTTGTCTCACCTTCGGCCAACACACCAAGCAATCGCAATGCTCTATTGATTTGATCGCCAGCAGTGTAGATGGCCATGTTTATGCTCCTTGTTCGACCACCTCTGGTGATCGGCTACGACGACGTTTGACTTCCAGTGGAGCCGCCTCAACAGGCGTGTCTAAAGTATATCGCACCCAACCATTTTTTTCATCTTCTACGGCTTCAAGCTCCATAGTGGCAACCTTGGCACCGTGAACTTCATGAGACATGTAAATAACAGCCATAATTTCAGAAGGGGGTGATTAGCCCCCTAGTTGGTTAGCTTGCGCCGTGGATAACGCAGAAGTTGATGACAACAGCTTCAGACAATGTGCCGCCTGAAATGTTACGTAACGTGATGCTGACAGAACCAGTAGCAAGGGAGTTGGCAAATGCGTTGTATGAGCCCGCTGTAGCTTGACCACCAGAAATAGTTAAAATTACGGTGTCATTTGCACTGATACTGCTGTTGTTTAACGTGAATGTTGCGTTAGTGGCTGTTGCCAAAGACGCATTATTCATTGTGATGCGGCCCATGCTTTTGTCTAGCGTTACCGCTGTTGATTTGCTTGTCGCTTGGGTCACTGTACCTTGAGCAGACGCGGCGTAACCGATCTCCTCAGTTGCGTACATCGTACTGAATTCGGGATCTAAATACGCGACGCCAATGGCTTTTGTGTTTGATGGCATGATTTTTTCCTTTAAAAATAGGGGCTGAAGCCCCTATTTAGGTTTAAGCAATACGATACAAAGTGTATGCAGCATCGCCTGTTTTGCGGAACATGAACTGCGCTGCGCCACCAACACCTGCCGCGCTGCCAGTAATAGCAACAACCAAGTTGCCAACCGCAGTGATGCCAGTTCCAACAGCCATTGTGATGAGGCCGGTGG